AGAGGACGAAGAGGACGAGGAGGATGACGAGGTGAAGGAATCGCTGAGCGAGCTCCGTCAGCTTCTCGAGGCTACTCGTCTCGAGAGCCGCAAGAATGCTATCATCGCGGCTGTTCAGGGTTCGGGTTTGCCGACCCCTGTTGGGACCCGCATTCAGACCGGTCTTCTTGAGACCCTGAGCCGTCGGACTGTCGACGATACCGAGGTCTCAGGAGCCATCGAGCTGGCACGAAGTGTCCTTCTCGAGTCCGGTCGGGCGAATCCGTTTCTTCCAGTAGACATTCGGTCGGGCGAGTCTCAGCACGAGAAAATGGTTCATGCCCTCGAAGGCTGGTTCAAGGGTGAGCGGGTTGGAGATATCAACCCGGTTCGGGATCTCCGCGAGTCCTACGCCATGTGGACGGGCCAGAATTACCTGGACGCGGACCCATACGAGATGTTCCACTCTTTCTGCTCGAAGTATGACTCCGGTCGGCATCACACCCGGCTGCAGGAGTCCCTTCAGGTGTCTGATTGGGGTCAGGTCTTCGCGGATGTATTTTACCTGCAGATGATCCAATCGTATAAGGCCTCGCCTGACTACGACAAGTGGCGAATGGTGGTCTCCGATATCGAGTCGGTACCGGACTTCCGAACCCGCCATTGGACCCGAATTGGCGGGTACAGCGACTTCTCGACTGTCGGTGAGCGGGTGACCTATCCGACTCTCACGAGCCCCGGCGATGAGGAAGTTACGTACGCGGTTCAGAAGTACGGCGGAATTGACGACATCTCAATGGAGATGATCCTCGGTGACCGCCTTGGCCAGGTTCGTCAACTTCCTAAGTTGATGGCTTACGCTGCTGCTCGGACCCTGTACAAGTTCGTGTTCGATCTCATCACGACCTCGAACCCGTCTATGGACTACGACTCGACGACCTTGTACCACTCCGATCATGCTAACACGGGTACTACGGCTCTGAGTCTGTCCGGTTTGGACGCAGTGGTTGTGGCTATGCGGAGTCAGACGGCTTTTGGTCAGTCGGCTGAAATTCTCGGTACCCGGAACAAGCCGAAGATGCTCATCATCCCCAATGAGCTGGAGTCTCGGGCTCAGCGGATCCTCTCCCCGTCCGATGTCTGGCAGGCCTCGGTAGCCTCGGTTGATGCGGATACCACCATGGACCCGCAGCGGTTCAAGGGGTCTAACATCGGCTACCATGTCTACGATCAGTTGACGGATGCTACTGACTGGTGGACGATCGCCGACCCGGCTATGGTTCCGACTATGGTCGTGGGCTTCTTGAATGGTCGACAGGAGCCAGAGCTGTTCACCCAGGATCAGCCGAACGTCGGATCTACCTTCTCGGCTGATAAGATTTCCTATAAGTTGCGCTTCGTGTTTGGCGGCGATGTCCTCGAACACCGCAGCTTCTACCGTCAGGTCGTCACCGGCAGCTAATCCTCAGCCCACTAACTGACCCCTCTCCGGATAGTCTCCGGAGAGGGGGCACAGTTGACAAGGAGCAACTAAGATGGGAACCACTTTCCTGGGAGACATCCCGAGCGGGGCAATCGCCGGGGTCAATCTCACTCATGCCTCTGCAGCGACTGATGCGGCTGCGGCAACCGTCGGCAACATCGGAACGCAGATCTGGCGAGCTCCGCAGGATGTCACGATCGTTTCGGCCTGGCACGAGCCGACTGGAGCGGATCAGAACGCGGCCCACGCCGCTAGCTATCGGACCTACTCCCTGATTTGTGGCTCAACGGATGGGCTGGGTACCCGAGTCCTGGCTTCGGCCAATCCAACGGCTTCCGCCGGTTCGAACACCACCCGGGCTCTCACGATGGCATCAGCCCCGACTGTGGCTCGAGGTCAGAGCGTGGCCGGGGTGTATAGTGCGACGGTCGGCGGTACCCACGCTGGAACGGTAGTCCGAGCTGGGCACTTCAGCTTCAGCTACCGCCCGATCTAAGTAGGAGGGTGATATGGCCGGAGAAACCAAGATCCTGGCCCAGACTACCCTTACTGCTGCCACGTTGACGGATCTCCTTACTGTCACGTACGGCGGGGAGATCTTGACCGAAGTCATGATGACCAACCAGGACACCGTGGCTGTCACGGTTCGATTGGCTATTGCTCCCTCGGGAGAAGCGGACGCAGCTAAGCACTACGTCTGTTATGATGAGCTTATCGGACCTGGAAGGTCACTGTCCTGGAAACCGGGTGTAAGTGGGTTGAAGTTGGGTTCTGGAGCCGTGGTTCGAGGGTATTCATCCTCGGCTTCAGTAAGCTTCAACCTACTGGGTACGTAAAGTGGACCTCCTCTCCGCTCATGGGTTCGCTAATACCTTGGTATACAATTACCAAGCAGCGAGTCCATGGCGGGGATTTGGGATGGACAAGTGCGCCCAAGACCTTTTGGCATACCAGGAAATCATTCATGGGGTACGGCCGGACTATGTAATTGAGACTGGAGTTCGTTTTGGCGGCTCTTGTCTCTTTTTCGCGGACATGTGCGAACTAACTGGACGGGGGCAAGTAGTAGGAGTGGATACCATTCTTCCTGTTCGACCCCCCGTTCACCCTCGACTTACCCTCATCGAGGGAAGTTCAGTAGACCCAAAGATTTTCGCAGAGCTCCAGTCAAAGGTCTGGGGGCTAAATTGCTTCATTGTCTTGGACTCGGACCACTCGACTGAGCATGTAATGGCCGAGTTAGACACATATTCACCTCTCATTCAGCCGGGTGGCTTCCTGGTGGTAGAGGACACGAATACCTCGGGACCGGCTGAGGCCCTTGCCAAGTGGCTGCCAAAACATCCCGAGTTTGGGACAGTAGAGGGACCATATATATCTTTCGCTCCAGGCGGGTATCTGCAGCGGAAATAGAGTCCCTAGGTATTTCGGAGGAGACAGTATGACAGGGCAGAAGTACAAGATCAACCCACTCGTCTTAGTTGGCACCCCGACCCTCGAGCCAAGGCCCTTGAGTTGGGAGTGGATGGATGCAATGTCGTCCCTGCAGTTTCCCCTCGGGGCTTCGGTATCCAAGCTTCGGATCCCGGGGAAGGACGTGGCCGAGGCCCGTAATGAGCTCGCCCAAACGGCCCTTGACATTGGGGCTGATTATATGCTCATGATTGGGGATGATAACCTCCCTCCGCCAAACCTGTTCGGACTCTTGCACCGACATCGCAAGGACCTAGTAACAGGGGTTTACTGGCAGAAGAGCCACCCAACTCACCCATACCTCTGGGACGGACTCCTGAAGGGGTTTTACGAGGACTGGAAGTACGGCGAATTCTTCCCGATTGATTTCGGGGGGTGTGACGCTCTTTTGGCCTCGACCGAGGTGTTTCGAACGATCCCTTATCCGTGGTTCTCGCGGGAGTGGGTGTTTGAGCCCGAGCAGCAAGTGAATCCCATGTACACCGAAGATTTCTACTTCTACGCTAAGGCTCGACAATACGGATTCCAGCTGTTCGCTGACACTGCGGCTCAACTTGGTCACCAAGATCGGGCCACCGGTGTTATCTTCGGCCTACAGACGGGTATGCCTCAGTTAGATGCCCGGGCATCTAACCCTTCCGAAGACCCCCACATCTTAGTAGCTGATATTGGATGTGGGTTCGATACCCCTTGGTTTGGAGCCCATGCTGAGGTTGTCCGTTTTGACGCTAACCCTAAGACTAACCCGGACTACCGCTGTGATATTCGGGCTTTGCCGGTACAGGATAATTCGTTCGATGTTGTCCATGCTCAGCATGTGCTCGAGCATTTCATGTGGGAAGAGGCCCCGGCACTTCTGGCCGAGTGGGTTCGGATCCTCAAGAAGGATGGGGAGCTCAGAGTCAGTGTCCCTAACCTCGCCTACGCGGCAAGGGAGATCCTCAGAGCCGATGAAAATCCAGAATACTCGGCCGGTCTCTATCCGCTTTGGCAGTTGTATGGACGGCAGAATGGGTCATTTGGCGAGGTACACCGGAACGGGTTTACCCGCCATGGGTTGGCAAGACTCTTGTCCACATGTTCGGAGCTTGACCATATCTCAGTGAAGATTACCGGCGAGCTCAATGAGAACCTCGAGGCCACAGCCAAGAAAGTGTATAGCCGAGTTGCCCCCATGGCGATTGGGCCGACCCTTCGTGAGGCAATCGTCACCGAACCACTGCCGGCCTCGCCATCCGGCAGTGCCTCCTCCGCAGCCGATGGGGTGTCTGCCCACACCCCATCGGCACCCCCTATTTCTGGGGGGCTCATCGAAGCAGTCGCTGCCAATCGAGCGGAGCAGGCCAAGTGGACTACCGAGGGGGTGATAGTATGAGTGGGCCAGAGCAAGGAGCTATATCTCATGTTTCCTGAAAATACCCCAGTGGCCTTTGCGTATGAATCAGTTACCGTGTCCACCGCGGCAATTGGATTCACATTAGCCACTATGAATCCAGGGGGAGCCCCGTCAGCTGACCGGGCGGTTATAACCCTAGAAACGGCCCAGATCCGATTTCGGTACGACGGCACTGACCCGACGGCCTCGGAGGGTCACTTGCTGGATACCGGAAATCGTCTGGTACTTGAGGGAGCCGAGAATCTTAACAAGTTCCGGGCTATTCGGACAAGTGGTACTGATGGTGTGCTGAAAGTTACCTTCGAGCGCTAATCGGGAGAGAGCTGAAGTAAATGGCCGCACCAGCAGCGACTCTATCTAAAATCCGCTACCGCCTAATGGATACGGCGGCATCCAATCCACTTGTGACGGATGCGACTACCCTCCAGGCGGCAGTGGACAACGCCCTCGCAAAGTACAATAGGGATAGGCCTCTTATCGTCACCGAGGACGAGACCGGGGCCGGGAGTCCGTACTTCGTATTGGTCGGAACCGGGGCGCTGCTGGCGAAGTGGGTGGACGGGTTCAGCGTTATTTCCCGTATAGAGTACCCTGCGGCCACACCCTCGGCTACGCATGTTCCGTCGTATCTCATTGAGGGCGAGGACTTCGAGGTTGGCTATCGGTCAGCTGACAAAAGTTATCTCCGGTGTATTACCGTCACTCCGACAGCCTCTCAGACCCTCCGAATTACGTACACCGCCCGGCATACACACGATACCAATACCGATACCGTATACACCCAGGATCTTGAGGCCCTGTACGACCTCGCAGCTCACTTCGCGTGTGTGGAACTGGCCACGAAAGCAGCCTCGGCCAATGCTCCGCTCATTCAAGCAGACTCGGCAAGCTACCGGGACGCTCAGTTGAAGTACAAGCAGCAGGCGGACGCCTGGCTCGCGGCCTATAACGACAAGATGGGCATTGCGGCAGGGGCCTCGGGATCCGAAAGCGGCGTCAGAGGTGGGTCCGCTAGAGCCGATTGGGACAGCACCATGCAGAGTGGCTATCCGCTCATGACTCATTGGGGACGACGACGATGAGCCTGATACCGCATTTGACCGTCGACCTTGTCGGGTTTCAGCGGCTGCTAGCGACCATGGACAAGATGAGCTCGCAAACCGCCCTGGCGGGAGCTTCGAGGGAACTCGGTCTCCTCTTGCAGCGAAACATTGTCAAGTTTACCCCGGTAAAAACGGGAGGGGCGAAGAATGCTGTCCAACTTCAATCTGCTAATGCCCGAGGGGCGGTGGTTGTGGGGGCTATTGGCTACTGGCCCTCGCTGAACAATGGCTCCCGGCCTCATGTTATTCGACCCAAACACGCTAAGGTCTTGGCCTTCAAGGGATCAGACGGCACCGTATTTGCTAAGATGGTGAATCATCCGGGTACCCGAGGGGTAAGGGCGTTCGAAAAAGGCGTTGCGGCTACCGAACCTTTGGTTACTAAGGTACTGAAGAAGCACCTGGGGGTGGCGGGGTGAGCGATTTCTCCGACATCGCCTCGGCTCTCAGAACGGCCATGCTTACCATCTCAGGCATTGGGGTAGTGCACGCATACCAGCGATGGTCCAATACTTGGTCAGATTACTTGGACCTCGTGGATGCGACAGTGCCGGCTGACGAGGTAAAGTTTTGGATGATTCGGCGAGAAAGGGTGAGCTCAGAGCCGGACGAGATGGGTGGGGTCCAACGCACTCACGCTATGGTCGTGGCTGGAGCGATGGCTCTAGATGATTCGGCTAACACTTATGCCACGTTCCAAGACTACATCGAGTCTGTAATCGAAACCCTCGGGAGTAAGAAGGACCTCGGGCTGGCGGCTGTGATCGATTACGGGGTTGGTCCGTGTTCAGCTCGGACAATAGCTGAGGAGATGGTCGGTGATGTGCTTTGCCATGTCACGGAGATTGAGGTGCCCGTGGTCACCTCGGAGGCGGTGGTGTACTCATGAGAGCGGGAGCTAATCAAGTGGGACAGGATACGACGATAGGGTGGACCACCTGGATCGGGTGGCTCTTTGCGAGTGTGATGACGGCCATCGGTGCCTTCTGGGGCGAAGTCGATCCCTGGCTAAAAGCCTTGTTCTTCCTCTCCTTGCTAGACGCGGGTGCGGGAGTCTGGCGGGCCAAAGTGACAGGGACTTTTGTATTCTCCCTGGCCTCGGCCGGCCTCGACAAAAAGGTGATGATGGCGATGCTCATCACCGCCACGCTCATTCTCCAGTACTATGTGAGCTTGCTCGTCGGGTATAACACCCCTCTCACCACGGCGGTCGCGGGCTTCTACATCGCGAAAGAATTCTTGTCCATCTTACGGCACGCAAGGGCTGGGGGTGTTGAGATTCCCCAGCAGGTAGTGGACTTCGGCGAGCGAATTGAACAGTTTTCAGAGGGTCGAAAGAACCCTGGCCCCGAGCCAAGTAATAAGGGGTTTAGATAATGCCCGCCCGAATTAAGCCTTTGGAACAGGCATGGCAGGTTCGATGCCGGGTATGCTTGATTGTCCTCCGCGAGGGCGAGGCCTGTGAGCACATCCGGATGGAGGCGGGTGGCGGAGTGTACCTAGAGCACTCCGGTCATTCGATGGAGCCTGACCCGTACTCCGAGGTCACTCGCGGGTATGCGGTTAATAACGAGGCAGCCGACCCTGGGCAGGGGTGAGGGAGACAGTTATGATGGAGGAGTATACCGGTCACCCGGTCCTCGAGAGGGTATTGGTGGTTGGAGCGGCGGCGGATAGCAGCATCATCGACGTAGAAACTGGGTGGGTCTCGGCTCTAGAGCGGGTTGGCCACAAGGTTTACAACTATTCACTGAGGAACCGGATCAAGTTGTACACCGAATACCTCGGGGTTCTGAAAAGCGGCTTGTCCTGCGCCCATTGCGGGGGTAGGGTAGCCGAACCTTGGGCACCGTTCGCTGACGCTGACCAGGTAACTATTCTGCAGGCGGCTTCTGAGTGCATGGTTCATGAAGTTATCCGTCATCGGGCACAGTGGGTCTTGATAGTGTCAGGGTGTTCGTTCCACCCTAATGCGGCATACCTCACCCAGTCTATCGGGGTTCCAGTGGTAACCGTGGCCACTGAGTGCCCTTACAACGACAAAGTGATG